CCGCGCTGCGCCAACCCTATGGACCTGAGCCACCGGGCGCAAGCGTTTGCAGCCGCGAGGGTGAGAGGCGGGCAGCGTGTTTCGGGATCGGTCAGTGATCAGCCGTTAACTGACGGCTGGTCGCTCATGCTGCTTTTCAAGGAGGATCATGCCCCAAAAACCACCCCCCGGCAGCACTCCGGCGGTGACGCTTCCGGCAGATGATCCGCAGGTCTTGGCGGCAGCACGCGCCGATTTCACCGCTTATAAGCGGCTGATCTGGAAGCGGTATCTGCACGCGCCGCATTTGCAGGCGTTGGACGCGCTGCTGATGGCGTGCGCCCGCCATGTCGAGACGGAGGGACATGAGGGAATTGCGCACCTGATCGTCGAGATGCCGCCGCGTCACAGCAAGACGATGAACGTCAGCCGCTTTTTCCCGACGTGGTTTTTGGGCCGCAACCCCGATGCGCGCGTGATCCTGGCGAGTTATGGGGCGACGCTGGCGGAGAAGAACAGCCGCTACGCCCGCAAGATCGTGCAGATGCCGATCTACCAGCAGATTTTTCCCGGCGTGCAGTTGGCGCATGACAGCCGTGCTGCCGATGCCTGGAACATCGCGGGGCGCGAGGGCGGGTTGGATGCGATGGGTGTAGGCGGGAGTGTGACGGGTCTCGGCGGCCAACTGATTCTTGTGGATGATCCGGTCAAGTCGCGTGAGGAAGCGGAGTCTCCGGTCTACCGGGACCGCGTGTGGGACTGGTTCACCGATGACCTGTATACGCGCCGCGAACCGGGCGCGGCCTTGATCATCGCCATGACGCGCTGGGTGCTCGATGACCTGGTGGGGCGACTGCTGCGCGATCAGCCGGAGCATTGGCACGTGCTGCGCCTGCCCGCGCTGGCCGAAGAACACGATCCCATCGGGCGGGCAGTGGGCGAACCGCTGTGGCCGGATCGATTCGACCTGGCGGCGCTGAACGAAACGCGCGCCATGTTGGGCGAATATGCCTGGGCCGCGCTGTACCAGCAGCAGCCGATTCCGTCGGAAGGGGGGGTGTTCAAACGCGCCCACTTTCGCCTGATCAGCACGCCGCCGGAATGTGTGCAGATCGTCCGTTACTGGGACCTCGCCATGTCGGAGCGCACCAGCGCCGATTTTAGCGCCGGGGTGAAGATGGGCCAGTCGGCAGATGGACGGATCGTGGTGTTGGACGTGGTGCGCCAGCGGGTCGCGTGGGATGCGCTGCCCGCGCTGCTGGCCGACACCGCCCTGCGCGATGGGCCAGAGGTGCGCATCGGGTTCGAGCAGCAGGGCTATATGAGCCGGGCCGGAAAAGCCCTGGCGCAAGACCCGCGCCTGCACCGCTACGCGATCTGGGGCTATGGCAAAGATCAGGACAAACTGACCAACGCCCTGCCGTTCGGATCGCGGGTGGGCATGAACCTGGTGGATGTGATCGAAGCGCCCTGGACGCGCGATTACCTGGACGAGCTGTGCGCCTTCCCACGCGGATCGCACGATGACCAGGTGGATGCCAGCGCCGGGGCCTATGAAATGTTGGATCGCAGCGAGTCGGCTTCGGGAGGGCTGAACCATGCAGACGATTACCGCATTGGCGGGGCGTATTAACCGGCTGGCGCAGCAGGTGGAGCGCGAGAGCGGCGTCTTTGCACCCGCGTTGATCGTGCTGCGTGACCCGCAGCAGATTGAAGATGGCGGCGGCTACGGCGATCCGGCGGCGGATCGGCGGCCAGAGTTTGTCAGGGAGGATGATCGGAAACCGCATGAGCACACGCAGCAACTTTAAAGGGGCCGGACGGCTGGCGGTGGAGTTCACCGCACAGATTCCGAGCGGGTCGTATACATCCGAGGCGTGGCCGTACCCGCTGGGCGAGTTCGCCAACGGGCTGGTCATTCCCAGCGGCGCGATCCCGATCACGGGCGGGCATCTGGGCGTCCAGGTGCAGGATTACTGGTTTAACTGGGTGTGGGCGCGCCAATGGGACAGCGGCTATGCCGACTGGCTGATCCAGCACCCGACGGGCGGGCAGAGTCATGGGATGCCGCCGGAATGGTTCGGCGTGGTCGGCAGCGCCCGACTGGTCTATACCGATGGGTCGGGCAGTGGCCTGCCCGGCACGGGCAACGGCGTGTTCACGATCAAGTTGAAGGCGTAGGGGGCGGTCAGCTAAAACAAAGAGGGCCTCACCCCCTACTGGTTAGTCCGCATAGGTTTTGTAGGGACGCTGCTTGCTGCGCCCTGGGCAGGGCTTGTCCTGCCCGGTGTTTAGCCCCTCCCCTGTGTTCCCTCTCCAACCGCGCTTGGAGAGGGGGCAGGGGGTGAGGCCCGTTTTGGGCTGAAAACTGAACGCCGATAGCTGAGAGTTTCAGCAAAGGAACCCACATGATCAATCACACCTGGGCGCGCCGCTGGCGGCGGTGGCGCGCACGACAGCAGCCCGCCGCATCACAGATCGTGGATGCGCCCGACTACCGCATCGAGGACGGCGTGGACTACCGCCGCCCACCGGCTGTGCCGGGATCGATCCGCGCGCGCGGGGCGGACGCGGTGCGCGCCTATCTGCGCGAAGCCGAACGGTATTATCAGGGGCCGTTCGACGCGCCTTACCGCTCAGCGGCAGATATGCCCGCCTTGCTGCCGCTGGATGATCCGCTGGCAGAATGGGATTATGGCACGCGCCGGGCCGTACTGGAAAACTGCCACGCGGCGTACCATCGCAACCCGGTGGCGAAACGCGCTGTTGACCTGACGCGGCAGTTCGCCGTCGGCAAGGGCCATGCGGTGACGGCCCAGAATGAGCAGGTCCAGGCGGTGCTGGACGAGTTCCGCGCGAACCCGGAGAACCATGTCTCCGGCTATGAGCGCACCTTCATTCAGGATTTGCAGATTGACGGCGAAATCTTCGTGCGTTTTTTCGTGGACGACGAGATCGGCCAGGTGGTCATCGTGCCGATCCCGCCCTGGCAGGTGCGTGTGATCCACACGGAGCCGGGCTTCTTCCGCCGCGTGCTGTCCTACGAGTTGGAATACAGCACCAGCGGCAGCGACTGGGTGCAGGAATCGGTTCCGGCGGCGGCGCTGCTGCATGTGGCGATCAACCAGCACAGCTACGAACTGCGCGGGCGGCCCGATCTGTTCGTGATTCTGCCCTGGCTGAAAGCCTATAAAGATTGGATCGAAGACCGGGCACGGCAGAACAAATGGCGCGGGGCGCTGCTGTGGTGGGTCAAGGTCGCCGGGGCCGCGCCGGGCGTGATCGCGCAAAAGGTCGCGCAGTGGAAACGTCCGCCCACCCCAGGATCGGCTTATGTGTCGTCGGACAAAGAAGAAGTGCAGGCGCTCACCAATCCCGTTGGGGCCAACGACGCCAGCGAGGACGGGCGGCAGATTCGGTTGATGAGCGCCATCGGCATGGGGCTGGCGGAATATATGCTTGGCGATGGCGAAAACGCCAATCTCGCCACCGCGCAGGCGCAGCAGCTTCCCGCGCTGTGGAAGTTCACCGACGCGCAGGAACTGCTGAAAGAACAGGTCTGGACGCCGATCTACCGCAGGGTGATCCAGGCGGCGGTGCTGGCCGGACGTCTGCCGGAGCGCGTGCGCGTTGAAGATGCCGAGGGCGACCCGGTGCAGCGCGGCGGCGTGGATCAGTGGATCGCGCCGGACCAGGCGTTCAGCGTGGAATATTACGACGTGCAGGCGGGCGATCCCAAAACCGTCGCTGAGGCGTTGGAGATCGATCTGCGCGGCGGGTTGGTCAGCATCGAGACGGCGCGCGGCAAACGCGGTTACGATCACGCGGCGGAGGTCAAACGACTGGCACGGGAGAAAACATGAACATGAGCAAAACGACCATTCTACGGGAAACGATCTCGCTCGACGAGGCGCGCATGGACCCGGATCGCCGCGCGGTGGACGTGGTGCTGATCCGGCCCGGATGGAGCGCCAACGGGCGGTTCTATTCCGCCGAGGTGCTGGCGCAGGCCGCGCCGCTGTTTGAAGGCATCAAAGCCTATGCCAATCACCCAGCCCGCGAACAGGCGCGCCGGGGCGAGGGGCGCTCGGTGCTGGACATCACCGGCGATTATACGCATATTCACCCCGGCAGCGCGAGCGAACTGCGCGCGACGCGCAGCGTGTTCGGCGCGGCGGGTGAGGCGAT